ATGATTGTCAGAATATAATGTGTGAGTTTGACAAGTATCAAAGAGTAAAAACAGGAGAGGGTAAACCTCGTCAGAATTACAAACCAACTTTGGAGTTTTAATAATGGAAATAAAAGCAATAAACGTAAATGAATTGTTCACTGATATGCTCTGGCGTTTTAAAACGTCTGGCATTGAGGTGCAAACTCGTAACGGACCAGCAATCCGTATTGATGAACCAGTGTTAACCACAATCATAGAGCCGACTGAGCGCGTATTGTTCTTTGATAAACGTGACGCTAATCCGATATTTCACCTTATGGAATCAATCTGGATGCTCGCTGGGCGCAACGACGTAGCATTCCTAGAGCAATTTAATTCAACGATTAAGCAATTCAGCGATGATGGTGAAACATTTAACGCGGCGTATGGTCATCGTATGCGTAAGCATTTTGGATTTGATCAACTTAAGGAAGTAATCAAGCATCTTAAAAAAGATACAGCCTCACGTCAAGCAGTTATTCAGCTCTGGGATGCTTCTGACTTTAATAAAAGCACAAAAGACAAAGCCTGCAATCTTCAAATTGTATTTGCTATTGTGAACGGTTGTCTTGATATTACAATCTTTAATCGCTCGAATGATTTCTGGTGGGGATACTGCGGAGCAAATCCCGTTCACTTTTCTATTATTCAAGAATTCGTTGCGATTGCACTTGAGGTTCCAGTCGGTCAATACTTTACTGCCTCAAATAATTTGCACTTATATACTGAGTTATACAATGCTCAGCCGTATCTTGAGAATCCTCCATCAGCTGAGGTATTTGATGCCTATTCAAATGGGGTAGTCAAACCTAGTATTTTGTATCATGGCGATTGGGAATTATTTTTATTAGAATGTGAGTCATTCTGCAATGATCCATTCAAGAAAGGTGGATTCGTTAATCCTTTCTTTGAGTTTGTAGCCCAGCCTATGGCGATGGTCAGTTACGAGCGTAAAAATAAGATTAGCGACGGAAAAGCATGGGCAGAAAAGATTAGCGCCTCTGATTGGAAATTAGCAACTCAGCAGTATATTATGAATCGTGAGAAGAAAAAGTGAACAGACCTTTAACTCATAGTGAATGGATTGACAGTTTAGAAGATATCATCAATAAAACAAATAAGGAAATCATGAAAGCAAATGATAAGCAGGTAGGCGGTAAGCATTATAAGACAGAGGGTGAGCAGCACTGGGATAGAATCTATCGCTTATACGGCAGGGGTTACTTTGTCGGTTGCGCTACTAAGTACCTTGAGCGGTTTCACCTCAAGAACGGAAAAGAAGACTTAGAGAAAGCAATTCATTTTATTGAAAAGCTCAAAGAGTTAGAGTATCCAAATAAGGCTCTTGACGGTGGTCCAACCGAACGCTATGTGAATCAGGATTAATGGGAACTATTGTTTTTGATACCGAGGTCGCACCTAATATGTTCCTACTGATGGGTAAGATTCTTGAGAGCGGAGAGTACTTTGGCATCTGGGGAGATGAGGAAGACGCTCGTGAGAAGATTAAGTCTCTTTTCAAATCAAAGAATACATTCGTTAGCTTCAACGGTGCAAGATATGACATGCCCGTCATTAGTTATTTTCTATCAGGTCATTCATTTGCTGAGACAAAAGGTTTTGGGGATATCATTATTAATCAAAACTTGATGCCTTGGGATGCTGAAAAACAATTCAGATTCAAGATACCGATGATTGACCACATTGACTTGATTGAGGTTGCTCCGAGCTTTGTAAGTCTGAAGACTTACGGAGCGCGTATGAACATGCCTGTAGTTCAAGACCTACCGTTTCATCATTCTGAGGAAGTAGCATATAACGACAGACCAATGGTTTGGGATTACTGCAAGAATGACCTAGACACCACTGAGACTCTTTATAATAAACTGCAAGGGCAACTCCAGCTTAGAGTTGAAATTAGTAAGGAGTATGGTTTTGATGCTCGTTCTAAATCTGACTCGCAGGTAGCTGAACAGATGTTCCTGAAAAGGCTCGGAATAAAAAGAGGCGCGGTAAAGATTCCTGAAAGTATTCAATACATAAAACCTAATTTTATAAACTTTAAGCGGGATGATTTGAATGAGTTGGCTCTCAAGATGTCAAATCACGTATATGAAGTTAATCAATATACGGGTCATGTTATACTACCTGCGTTCTTAAAAGAAGATTTGATAACGATAAATAAAGGTATTTATCAAATGGGAGTCGGTGGACTTCATTCTCAACATGATAGGAAGGTTTGCTATGTTACTGACGATGAGTATCAAATTGTTGATTATGACGTTGCTAGTTATTACCCTAGCATTTTGCTTAATTGCAACCTCATACCTGTTAATACTGGTACAACCTTTATTGATGAGTATCGCAAAGTGTTCGAGAGACGATTAGAAGGTAAACGTCAAAAGAACATGGTGATTGCCGATTCATTACGGATTGCATTGAACGGCACATTCGGTAAAACAGCGAGTAAGTATTCCGCACTTTATTCCCCTGATGTGATGATTAATATTACCTTGACGGGGCAGCTAACTCTTTTGAACCTAATTGAGACTTTAGAGGATAACGGTGTTCAAGTGGTATCTGCCAATACGGACGGCATCATGCTCAGGCATAAACGGAATGAGGTTACAAAGGTTCATAAAATTGTCAAGGAGTTCAGTGAACTCACAGGTTTTATATTTGAGGACACTCCGTATCGAGTAGTAGCACTTAAAGACGTAAACAATTATTTTGCCGTAAAGCAGGATCGTTCAGTCAAAATCAAAGGTATATATAGCGCACCGACGCTCAGTAAGAACCCAACCGCGCCCGTAGTCTCAAAGGCAGTGGGACTCTGGCTAGCCTACGGTACAAAGTTTAAAGACACGGTAATGAATTCACCTCTAACAGACTTTATCAGCGTGCGCTCGGTAACTGGCGGCGGAGTTCAGGGTGATAAATACCTCGGTAAAACGGTGAGATGGTATCAAACGAGGGAACAGTTACCACCCCTTACTTATGCCTCAAACGGGAATAAAGTGGCAAAGACTGACGGAGCTAGGGAATGCATGACGTTACCGACTAGTATTCCTGAAGATTTAAACTACGATTGGTACTATAAGGAGATTATGAAGGTAATTAAAGATATTGGAGCAGAAAGATTTTTATAAGCTATAATTCAAACATAAACAAAATAACAGGAAAGGAAAAAATGCAAGATGAATTAAATCTAGAGCCAGCAGTAGTTTGGGTAGTAGACAACACCCAACGTAAAACTATCAAGGACGCAGCACGTTTTGGGGAAATTGAACACGTCTTTACTGACGTTCAGTATGAAGACCCCGTAGAGCATGCCCGAGATGTTTTAAAGGATTTCCAAGAAAATGATTACCTTTGTATGATTGGAGATCCAAAGTTGTCAGCAGTGTGCGTCGGAGTATTGGCGCAAAATAATCCTGGGAATGAAATTAAGTTGTTGCAGTTTGACAGCCGAACCTTTCAGTATTTTCCCGTGTATTTAAACTTTTAATAAAGGAAATAAACATGAGCTTTATGGATTCCCTTGTCAAGGGAAAGCAGGAACTACCTCCTCGAATTTGTATTTACGGAAATCATGGTATTGGTAAGAGCACAATCGCGGCTCAATTTCCAGCGCCAATTTTTGTTAATACTGAAGACGGTATTGATTCTCTTGACGTAACTTCATTCCCTCGCGCCGCTGAAATTGGTGACGTAGTAGGGGCAATCAAAACGCTGCTCAAAGAAGATCACGAATTCAAAACATTAGTTATCGACTCGGTAGATTGGCTAGTTGAACCTTTAATCTCTAAGAATGTTGAATCATCATACGACGCGAAAGACCTCGGGTACGGTAAGAATCAGGTTTACGTAGCAGAAGAATTCCGTGAGATCCTTCAGGGTCTAGACGCATTACGCCGCAAAAAGGGTATGAATATTGTTCTACTCGCTCATGCCTCTGTGGTTCGTTATGAGAACCCATTGACCGAGCCGTATGATAGATTTGTCCCTAAGTTACCTAACCGCTGTAATGCATTGTTGCAGGAATGGTGTGACGTAGTGGCGTATGCAGGCTTTAAGGTTATTGTCAAGAAGGCAGACGTCGGTTTTAATAATACGGTAAACCGTGGTATTACAACTGGTGAACGCTTATTGCACGTAACTGAAAGTCCAGCCTACATTGCAAAAAATCGTTATGCATGCCCTGATTCATTTGAGATGACCATTGAGGAAATCTCTAAAAATATACCTGTAGTATCTTAATAACCTAAAGGAGTAATAGAATGTCTAAATTTGGATTTGATTTAAATGAGTATGAAGTTGAAGAACGTAGTTTTGAGCCATTGCCTAAAGGCGATTATGAACTCAAATGTTCCGAGGCAGAAGAGAAAACAACTCAAAAAGGCGGCACAATGATCGCTGCGACTTTTGAAGTAGTTTCTGGTAAGTACGCTAACCGTAAGATTTGGAATAACTACAATATTCACAATGATTCAGAGAAGGCACAACGCATTGGCAGGGAGCAAGTTTCAGCATGGGCACGTGCCTGCGGTAAGCCAAACGCTACCTCGGTTGATGAATTGCTTGAGCGTAGTTTTACGGCGGTTCTTGATATTGAAAAGGGTACAAATGGTTACTCTGACCGTAACAAGATTGTCGGCTATGTTTCAAAGGATTCAGTTCCAGCCGCAAAGCCTAAAGTAAAAGAGCCATCATTGCTTGATTTAGAAGATGATGACCTAGACAAGGCAAAGCCAAAAGCAGAAGCCAAGGAAGGTAAAAAGAAGAATCCTTGGGATTAAGGTTTGTTCAGATCAGTGCAAGTTAATCGAAAGAACACGGAGCGGCTACCCCCGTTTGCATAGGTAGCCCCATTAATAACGCAATAAAGGAAATACATGGCAACTAAAAAACCAGCGCCAATTATGATCCCCGCAGCTGAGGATGAAATGATTGGAAGCATTTATAGCGGCATCAAGGCTCGTCAAGACAGACCAATGAGGTTGTCTAGGCTCGGTGCGTCAAGCATAGGAGAGGAATGCCTCAGGAAGATCTGGATGGATTGGCGCGGCTATGACAAAGTTGATTTTGACGGACGCATGCTACGCTTATTTGAAACAGGTAACCTACAGGAAGACCGAATCGTTTCAGATTTAAAGAATGCTGAATATCAAGTTTATGAAAAAGACTCTAACGGAGAGCAATTTACATTCACAGACAAAACAGGGCATTTTGTAGTCAAAACTGACGGAGTCATCAAGGGTATACCTTCAGCTGAGAATACCCCACATGTTCTTGAAATAAAAACACACAACAAAAAGTCTTTTGAGGAGTTAGAAAAGAAAGGTGTTGTCATTTCTAAGCCGATGCATTATTATCAAGTTCAGGCGGGAATGTTATTTAGCGGCATTGAACGCGGGTTATACCTCGCTCTTTCTAAAGACAATGAGGCTTTTTACGTTCGGCGCATAAAGCCTGATGCCCACACTCAGAATGATATCCTCAAGCGAATTGACATATTAGTTAATGCGGAGATACGTCCAGCGCGTATTGGTGAGAGTGATGAGGCTTACCCCTGCCGATGGTGCGACTTTAAAGAAGTGTGCTTTGATAAAAAGCCGCCGCTCAAAAACTGCCGTACATGCGAGTTCTCTAAACCTATTGAAGACGGAAAGTGGTTCTGCGAATCTTACGCCGTAGAGCTGCCTATGGAAACTCAATTGACAGGTTGTGAAGACAGTTACGTACAGAAAGGTAAATAATGGCTTATTTCAGTAGAAAAGAAGCGTTAGATTATGCTATGGTTTATTGTGAGAAAATAGCTGAGGCTAAATTTCAAACTCCTACGGACTTTGTAGCAGTAGCTGAAATAATTTATGAATTTCTAAATAAAGATGGAGATATGAATGTCAAATGTACAATCAGAACATGAAGACAACGGCTTTGATGAATACTGGGAGCAGTTTAATAACATAGACGTCTTAAAAGCCTTAGCAAAAGAAATCTGGGATGACGCATTTAAAGCAGGTGGAAAGAAGCCTTGGTTCAGTTTGACTAAGGAGCAAATGAAAGCAATTCAAAATATGGACTTTGAGGAATAACATGGCAGACTTTTATTTAGGTATTGATCCAGGAACTTATGGCGCACTCGCAGTGCTAGACAAAGGCGGCGCAATTGTTGACATATATGACATGCCGACCCTTGAGTATGTTTCTGGTAAGTCCAAAAAGCAGAGAGTAAACCCGCAGGCAATTTGTGCTGAATTGAGATTATTCAAAACTCAATCGGTAGAAGGAATGATTGAGCAGGTGAACGCAATGCCAGGACAAGGCGTAACGAGTATGTTCTCTTTTGGACGTTCACTCGGTATTCTTGAGGGGACACTCGCAGGTCTTGATATTCCCTACACCCTCGTTACCCCGCAGGTGTGGAAGAAGGCTATGGGAGCAAATGCATCTAAAGACGGAGCACGGGAGATGGCGATGCGACTCTGGCCATCAAAATCTGAACTCTTTAAACGTAAAAAAGATGACGGACGAGCTGAAGCTGCATTGCTAGCCTTGTATCTTTTGAGGACTAGGAATGGAAGATAAACTCAAAGATGCTCATACTGCAATCATGGCTAGCGGAGTTTGGATATGCTTTGAAAAGCAGCCTACAATAAAAGAAGTTGATGAGGCGCGTAGGCTTTTGAATCAATTAACCGATGAACTCATAAAGGAGAAATTAGATGCTGACTCGGCAACTGATACCCAGACGGGATAAAAGCCCAATGGCGACTCGCAGGCGGCAGTCTCGTCATGAAATTTTATCAAGATTTAATTTTTTAAGAGCAACAGTAAGCGTAGGTCGGTATAAACCTTGTAGATGGTGGCAGAACAAATATCCAAATTATAGAAAATGGGAGTATAGAAACTTATGAAACCCTTAGATATAGCTAAGCAGTATGAGGAGTTTGAAGAGCTTGAATTGCGCCGTGCTCAAATCGCGTTCAATATTCAGCAGCAAATTAGCGTTGTTGAACGCATCATTGAGAACAATGCTAAGTATTGTCAAAGTCCTCTGACATGGAATGTAACTTCAGGACTCCTGGAGCAATTGAAAACCTATGCACCAGCAATCTTTGTTACGGCTGAAGATAGTTTACACAAAGCAATGCAAAAAGATGTAGAAGCAGTTCGAATGAAACCTTTATACGGAGAAAACACATGAGAAAGCAAATTAGAGCAATGCAACGAGCTGCGCAACGTAAAGCAGATAAAGCGGCTGCAAAATTAATGGGCTGGCCAAAGGCTTTACGTCAATACGCTAGTAGATTAGGTAACGGGGCAGAACAAGCCTTAACATTAAGTAAGCAAGTTGAAAGGAATAGCAAATAATGGCAACTAAAAAGCAACCCGCAGTAAAAGTAGAAGCACCTAAAGATGAAGTAGTAGAAGTTATTGAGGCGGTAAAGCCTAAGCAGACTGAAGCAGAGATTCGCAAGGAGATTGAAGAATTAACCATGCAAGGTCGGGATGCCCCAATGACAGATCAAATTTACGGTATAGTAAAACCAATCCCAAAAGATCCAACGGACATTTTACCAGAGCCCAATGGATTGTTACAGGGGGTAACTGATCCATTGCAACGCTTTATAAATATGTATCAGCCAGGAGAGTTTGTAATGCGTCAAAACTTCAGGAAGCACCTACTCCAAGTTTTAGAAGATTGGCGTGAACAATTTGACCCACAAAAGGAGATTGAAGATGAATGATCACATTTGGACAGCTGCAGGCACTGATATTACAATCCGCTGGAAAATGGCGGGTTGGACTCCTCCGTCAGAACTGCAAGAATATAAAGACAAGTGGAAGTATTATCAAGAACTTCCACTCCGTTCTCTTGA